CTCAAACATATTCGAGGAACCCACAGTTGCTGAATCACTCATCGCAAGACTAATCCTGCGACGGTCGCCGAAGGTAGTGGCCTGACGAAGATCGCCCAGCAGCAAGCAGACTTGGTTGACCGCACTTGTCTTCGGCATGACATCGACCACGACAAACGGATAACCCATGAAGGCTTTACTCGTAGGCCCACCGGCCAACGCCTGAATGGTGTTGCCGCCAGCATCGGCCATGAGGTCGAGCAGGTAGCTCCACAGCGTTTTTGACCCGTACCACTTGGCATTGGCTTCGGCGTAGCTCGGCAGCTTGCCGATCAATGCCGTAAGCGTCGCCATAGTGATATTGGCGTAGCTGTAGCCAGTGCCATAACGAACCAGACCGGACGCAGCGGGTACAGAACCAGACTCCGTGCCGCCCAGAGCCTTGTCAATAAGTTTCTGACAGACACCCGTCATGCCGCCATAGTCGCTCGTACCGTCGCCGTTAAAGCCGCACTCGTCCTCTTTGTCAGCGAACGAATAGGCGATTTCCGTCGCCAGCATATCGGCAACTGACAAAATCGCGTCATCGCCCAGCTCGTTGGACATCGGAACCAGCACGCCGATTTTCTTGGCAACCAACGTCACCAAGTCAAGCGACATATCCGATTCAGTAATCGCCGAGCCTTCACCGATGAAGTAGGCCGTTGTGCCGCCAGTCCGACGCGGAATGCTCTTGGTATCCTGACCCATCGGCATAACACGGGATTCACGACGGAACACGCCGCGATCTTCGACCAAGCGGATCAAATCCGGCTCAAACTCGCCGGGAACCAAAAAGCCGCCCTTAGTGTTGTTGTCTTCCAACATCGCGCCGCGGATGTCCACGCCGTTCTGGAAGCACCACTGCCGGGCCTTATCAGAACCCAGTACCGCACCCCGGATAAACTGACCGAACCGATACGCTTTCACGTCGGCGCGATAAGTATCGTCATCCTTGAAACATTTAAGCGAACCCCACTTCTTAACCTGTGCGGGGAGCTTGTTCAGGGTGGACGTATCCGTAATCTGCTCCGGCTTGCTCTGGCGTCCGATGGACGGGATAGGCCGGGCTTGGGCGGCATCCGCCTGTGCCTTTGCTTTCAAAGCATCTTCCATCATCGGGATTTGCTTTTCCAGCAGGTCGCTTTCTTTCTTCAATGCATCGTACTGGTCTTGAACGTCGCGGGTAAGAATCTCTCCCGCGTCCTGCACCATCTGACACATTGAAGCGGCCACTTCGCTCTTTCTGGCCTTCAACTCTTCAAGTGTTTTCATAATCTTGTTCCTTAAAAAAAGTTAATTTTTTACATTCAGTATCTAAACAACCAATATCATTTGGTTGACAATTTGACCACATATTCAAAACTGCTGATTTTGTCCGCCATCTTTGCTTTCACGGCGGCATCAGCCCCGAACACCCGACCCTGCCCAAAATCATTAACCACCTTGTCCCGGCTAATCCCTCTGTTTCTGGCAATATCGCCCACAAACATCGAATAGTATTCATCCACGCGGGACTGAAGGTATCCTCTGGCCTCATCTGTTAGCGGCTCATCAGGATTGGCTTCGGCCTTGTACTTTCCGGCGGTGATATAGGAAACATGGATGCCGTCCTCTTTGTTTTGCTCGGAACGATCCACATGTACCGCAATCACACCGATAGACCCGACCTCTCCTCCCGGCGTAACGTGGATTTCGTCTGCGGCGGAGGCCACCCAATAAGCAGCAGAGGCAATCAGGGAATTTGCCACAGCGATAATGGGTTTTTTACCCCTTGACTTGTAGATTTTGCGGGACAACTCCGAAATGCCGTAAACCGACCCGCCGGGGCTGTCCACATCCAAAATCACCCGATTGACTGAATCATCTGCCATGGCTTCATCAAACCACAAACTAAACAACTCTGTGGATGTTCCGCCTGAATACTGTGTCATCAGATTCATTTTTTGGCTGACCACGCCATACAAAGGCAGCACGGCGGTCTTGACGAATTGGCTGCGGGATCGTTTCGCGGCGGCGTTAAATTCAACATCCACACCCGCCACTTTTTTGTCCAGCAGGCACATAATCTCGTCCATCTTGGACGGCATAATGGCCCACGCCGTATTGGTAATGCCGCTAATTATCTGACTGTAATTGTTCATCTGGTTGCTCCGTGTTATATTCTGTTTTGGGTTGCGGGGTAAACAGGTCATCCCCACCATCCACAGGGTTAAGATTTTCCAACGAACGGACTTCATTGACCGTCATAAAGCCGGGATTATTATTGTTGCCAAGGGCAACTTGATACGAGGAGTAGCGAGATTTAATATCACCCCGTAATAAGCCCTCTATAGTGTGTTCAGCGTAATACCCACTGGATTTTTCTTCATCAGTCAGCAGTTTCCACCAGATTGATTGTTCCCACCGTCTAAACCACGCCGAGAGGCAGTCTTTGACATATTCCAAATCCTGATGCTCGATATTCGAGAAGGTGGCTCTTGTCAGGTCGTGTACCTTATGCGGCGGCATACGGAACCATCTGCATATCTCCGGGATTGAAAACTGCCGTGTTTCAAGAAATTGAGACTCTTCGGGGGCAATAATCATCCGTTCAAACTTCATGCCCTCCTCAAGAATCAAAAGGTTGTGTGCCTTTTCCGGCCCTTGATGCCGTTCTTTGATATTCTTTAACAGACGATCTTGGGCGGCTTGCGAGAGGTTTTCCGGGTGTGTTAAAGTACCACCCAGAACCGTATTATTCCCGAAATAGGTTGACCCAAACGTCTCTGCGGCCTTGGCAAGTCCCAAACTTTCACGCGCAAACTGGATAACGTTGTATCCCACCAGTCCATCATCGCCAAGCCCCTTCATGTGAAACATATAATCGGACGCTACGTTTTTCGTGCTGCCGTCATCTTGCAGGACTTCATAGACAATCGCCCCGGTTGCAAGGCGGCGTGGGGTAACTTTGCGAGGGAATAACGGCCATAAGGCTATCGGTTTATAGTACACATCCCGCTCAATTTCTGCATACGCATTGCCCCAGCCCAAACAATTGGCCGTCATGACCTGCCGGAAGTCCATCGCTGTCATTTCAGGATTCGGATGATAGTTTAACAGGTAGGAAACAATGTGGTTTTCAATCCTTTCCTTGCCGTCGCTGGTCTTTCGATAGACTTTCAGGGGTACTTTAGCGATGTCTTCAGAGATATTCCGAATACAAGCAAAGACGGTCGAAAGCTGAAAGGACGTCTCGTTCGAGATCGGAACGCCAGCATGTGTGCCGGTGCTAACGAAGATTTCCTGCCAACTTCCAAATCTGCCAAGGGCATCTTTTGTGCCCGTTCTGCGTTTAACCGTGCGTTTTTTAGTCGTTTTCTTCTTCATACCGTAATCAGTCCTCGCGTTTCATAGACGGATTGTTTAAATGGGTTGACCAGATACCCGGCGACTGCGTTAATCAAGGCGACAACACAGTCGATCCGTTCTGTGGATTTTTTCTTGCTGGGCTTGATATTCCCCGCCGCGTCCTGTTCAACAGAGACATTTGAGACACACCACGTCAGGGCGGGATGGCTATTGTGCCGAAGCTCACGACCAACCACCATTTTCTCGACTTCTTTGGTCGCGGCGGTCATGGATTGATACCCTTGCCCCATCGGAACGATGTTAAACCCGTCCCCATCTAATTGGGTCGTAATCTGCGTACTGTTCCAACGGTCAATCGCAATGCACCGGATATTAAACCGCTTGCCCAGCTCATTGATTTTCTTGCGGATAAAGTCATAATCAATCACATCGCCATCGGTAAGCGAGATAGACCCGTTACGATGCCATGATAGATAGGGGGCTCTATCCCGCTTCTCTCGCCGCACAGCGTTTTCTTTCGGGGCAAACGGATAACACAACACCCGCCGCGTCTGCGGGAAGTACAGGACAAACGCCGACAGGTCGGTAGTGGTCGAAAGGTCTAATCCCCCATAACAAACCTCGTTTTCCAAGTCCTTTTCGGTATAATCGTCGGCACATTCGTTCCAGACATCCATCGATAACCACCGGCTGTCCTGCTCTGTCCATTGATTCAGGTGTAGACGGCGGAAGGTGTTTTCTTTGGCTGGAACCTCTTGTGCCTCTTTACAGGCTTGCTTCAAATAGGCCAGTGATACAGAAACGCCGAGATTGGGATTGGCCTTTTTCCATGTATTTTCTTGTCTCCAATCATCTTCAGGCAGAGTTTCATATATCACTGGCAGAAAGTAAGGGTCTTTGATAATGCCGTCTCTGACCTTGCAGGCATAGTCGTACTTTTCATAGCAGATTGTATTGCGGTCGAATCCGGCGGTCGTGATATGGATAATCAGCGGTTGACGAAG